GAGATGATTAATGTCCTTAAGGATGTACCTGGCTTCTTTGATATCTTCATTAATAACCTATCATGTCGTTCTGCAGCTATCCCATTCGGCTCAGGAACTGATTTGATATTAGCAAATGAAGTACTGTTCAGCGGGTATAACGTAGAGGCCGGCTACATGATCGGGGAAACAACTACCGGCGAAACTTTAGCGGATAAAATAACATTCACGGCAATATGAGTTTATTTACATTTAATGTCTTTAGAATGGGGGAGAACTTAACCCCCCCGCAACTTCGCAGAGAAAAAATGACTGCGTGGATTCGTGTACTATTAAGACCTATTAAATGGAGTGTTGACTTGTTTAATGAAGACTATTTAAAAGGAGCAAACTACCCAAACTATGACAACTCGACAAACTATGTTGTTTATGACCGGGTAATTTGGGAAGATGGGTCAGTATACGAATTGCGAGTACCAACAAGTAATGGAATTGCACCAACCGGCTCAAATTTGAGTTCCACCAATTGGTTAAAAATTCAAGAGAATTTTATTGGGCTAAATGACAGGATTAAGTTCAATGGACAGGTGGTAGTGTTTGAGGAAGCAATCAATAAACACTTCAGGGTAACTTCAGCACCCTTCATCTATGTCATACAGGTATTACCCCCTGCAACGCAAGCATTCGTTGAGATTAGAGTACCTTCTGCAGTTTACGCAACTCTTGGCCCTAATAACACGGCCCGTACTAATAGAGTTCGTGAATGGGCATCTCAATACACTTTAGGAGGCATCTTTATACAGGTTAGTACTTTCTAATCCTTAGTAAGACTCCAAACTAAAGAAAAGACCCATCCTATCACCGTCCACCCTAAAAAGAAATTAAGGGCGAAGATGGCGGTTGAATTTTTTTTATTCCTGCCGACAATAGATGGCGTTAAATAGATGGCCAGAAAAACTATGAAATACAAAAATTCTTCCATGAGATTTTTAATGTAAATATAACAAATTTACATCAATCCTTTTTCTTCCTAAACATTCTAATAAACCACGGCTCAGCCCTAACAACTGATGGATGGTTGATTTGCAACTTCAATCCGGTTACTTGAATATACTTGTGCTGCTTGTTTAATTTCTGAAGTCGCTCATTGAACTTGTGTACTTCAAAGTTTATTGCTTTCTGTTCGTCTGCTTCTGTCATATCCATTCGTTTTGATTTTCGTAAATATCCTGCATTACTCTAATTTAATTCTATCAATAATCCACGCTTTAATAGCGTTTGGTTCCTTGTCTTTCAGATTAGGAAAAGTATCTAATACCTCGTAGTAAGTGGCAAATACATGCGCTGCCATCTTACTCTCATTACACTCCCTTTTAATACAATCTTCTAAAAACCGATTTTTTGTACTACCTCTCACGAATGTAGTAACTCGTATTGCGTAACATTCTTTCTTACTCGTAAGAGCATCGTGAAGTTTCTCGGTTTTGATTCTACTCATTAATGTTACATTACACGGTTTCCCAAATGTAGCACTCTAACTTTGTATAGCGAAAAGTAGATATTATACTTTTTCAACAAATTTGGACGGGTTTAAATATATCAAGAATATTTCCGAAGGTGTGGGCGAAATCCGCATCTATGAACCCATTGGAATTTCTATCCGCAATGGCAAAGAAATTGGAATCTCCGGCTCTCAATTCGCAAACGAAATGGCACATCTTAAAATGGTGTGCAACAAAATTAATATTCGTATTAATAGTGATGGCGGGAGTGTTATTGACGGCTATGCTATCTTTTCTAGTATTATTAATGCAGGCGTAGAAACCGAATCATTTATTGATGGTGTTGCTGCTTCTACTGCCGGATGGTGTGCAATGGCTGCATCTAAATGTTCAATCATGGACTATGCCACATTAATGGTGCATGGTGCTTCTGGTAGCGATGACAAAGAACTCATTTCTTTAGTCAATAGCAGTATAGCGAAAATGATAAGTAACCGGTCCGGAATGACTGAGGACGAGGTTAATGAATTGATGAAAACCGAGACCTGGTATTCTGCTACTAAAGACAAAGAAACCCTTTTAAATAAAAAGTTTGTTGATGAGATTATATCAACAGGCAAGAAGGTAAAACTGAAAAACGCTGATAGGGGCAATCTGTCTGCTATCTACAACTCTATAATTAATCCGAAAAAAAACATGAGCAAAATCAACACGCTTCTGAAGCTCCGCAATGATGCCGAGGAATCAGAACAAGAACAGGCGGTTGCTAGTCTTAACAAAGAGCTGACTGAAGCTAAGAGTGAGGTTGAGCAATTGCAGAACAAGCTGAAGGCTATCGAAGAAGAAGCTGCTAAAAAAGCAGAAGAAGTTAAGGAAGCCTTGAAAGCGAAAGCAACTGCACTCGTTAATCAAGCGCACAAAGAAGGTAAGTTATCTGCTGAAGAAGTAGCTATGACCATCGAGAACGCAAGTAAAGACGATGCAAACTTCGCATTCATCTCTAACATGATCTCTAAGCTGGGTAACGGCAAAGAATCTAAAAAGCCCTTTGACTTTAAAAATGTCGCAGGCAAAGAAGGCGCAAACGACCGCTCAGACTGGTCTTTCACCCGTTGGTCTAAGGAAGACCCTAACGGACTTCAGAAACTCCAAAATGAGAATCCTGAGCAATTCACTGATTTGTATAACAAAGAATTTAAAAAATAAAATGAAAAAACTAATCGCAGCAATGGCCCTGTTTGTCGGCCTTTCTTTAAATGCGCAAACAACAACTAAGTGGCCTTTTGGCGCAGCGTCTAATGTAACTCTTGGAGCAGGAGCAACTAACAATGTAACTTTGGTTAATGGCCTTAATTACGTTGGAACTATTCCTACTTTGACTGCTAACACTACCGTAAGCGTTACCGTAGAATCTAACGTAAAAGCAGGTGCAATCCTTCTTCTTACCGTTAAAACTACTTCTACTGAAACAACTACTTTCACAGGTGCAATTGTTGCTCCGGTTGTAACAGGTGTTTCCGGTAAAACATGGTCACAAGCCTTTGTTTATAACGGAACCAAATTCTATCCGGCAGGTGCTAAAATCCAAGTTGACTAATTAAATAACTAAAAAGAAAAATGAAAACTACAAAGCAAATAGCTAACATCTTTAACGCATTCCTCGTTACATTGATGTTCACCGTATTATTCGGTATCAACAATCCTCTGGAAACTGCAATCAGCGTTACTGCTATTGTTGGCGTACTTCAATTAGCACTTATCAGTTTAGGCTTCCAGTCTAAAGCTCCTAAAGCTGCTTACATGAGCTTATTAACAGAAGTTTGGTCAAGCCAAATCTCTGAGAACTTGTATCAAAACAATGACTTCATGAAGCGTGCAACTGACCACTCTATGTGGGTTCGTTACAAAACCGTTCACGTTCCGCAATCAGGTGCTAAGCCAACAGTTGAGAAGAACCGTTCAGTTCTCCCTGCAACCATCGGAAGCCGCACAGATAGCGAATTAACTTACAACTTGAATCAGTACACCGCTGACCCTATTCTTATCACTAACCTGGAAGAATTACAAATCAGCTACGCTAAGCGTCAATCTGTATTAATGAACATCATGAGTCAACTTCAGTTTGTTGTTAGTACTCAAACTCTCTACACATGGGCTCCTGCTGGTGCTTCACGTATCGTTCGTACTTCTGGTTCAACTTCTACCACAAACCTGCCTCACACAACTGCAACAGGAAGCCGGAAGATGTTAACTTTTGCTGACATTACTGCTGCAAAACAAATCCTTGATAATGATTATGTACCTGCTGAAGGTCGTGTTCTTTTGGTTCCTGCTTATATGTATAATACCGACTTGTTAAACATCGCAGGAGTTATCCAAGCGTATGCTTTCGGTCAAGCGGTTGCTCCAACAGGTGTTGTTGCTCGTGTAGCAGGATTCGACATCATGATTCGTCCTGACGTATTGGTTTATGACAACACAGCTACTCCGGTAATCAAAGGAATCGAAGGTGATGGCTCTTTAACAAGTGCTGCTGCAACTGATAACGGTGCAATCTTAGCTTACCATCCAAACTTCGTAGCTCACGCTCTTGGTTCAATTACTCCATACTACAACGCTGGCTCTAATGGTTCTGGTCTTCCTGAGTACTATGGTTCTATCTTCTCTGCTGAAGTAATGCACGGTGCAAGCCTGTTGTATTCAAATCAAAAGGGAGTAGTAGCAATCGTACAATCTGCCTAATTAAACGGGGGGTGTAATAGCCCCCCTTTTTAAATCCTCACAGAAATGAAAAAGACAGAACAAGAACTCGCAGCGCAAATGGCTGCACCACATCTTCAGAAGGAAGGTGTTGAAAGGGTATTCATTAATAACCACGGTCTTGTTTGGATTAACAATGACAAGGAGCAGATGGAATCTTACTTTGCATCGAAGGGTGAAAAGTACTACTGCTTTGAGAATGTCACCGTAGCTGAAAAGCCGGCAGAAGTTAAACCAAAGAAGACTAAAAAAGACTAACAAATGGCATTGAACGGAATTACAATCAACAAAGGACAAGGCGGCCTAGGCAGACCCTTAGAGGGTACTGACTATGTCAGCTCTCTTTTGTTTTACAGCGGTGCTACTTTACCGACAGGCTTTGATTCTTCAAATAGAACAAAGATTGTGTATAGTGTAGAGCAAGCTGAATCGCTTGGCATTACTAACACTCATTTAGGTGAGACTGCTGCTGTTGCAAAAATCGTTATCGGCGGCATCCCTGCCGTTGGTGATACACTAGCGGTAACCTATACAGGAATTAACGGTGTTGATACCGTATTAAGCACTTATGCGCTTATTAGCGGCGAGGAAACTACCACTACAACCGCTGCTGCTGCCTATGCTGATCAAATCAACGCAAACACAATTAATACAGGCTTTAGCGCAAGTGCTTCCACAGGAACAATATTAATTACTACAAAGGGTGGTGAGGGTATTTTTCCGAACTCAATAATGGCATCACCTTATGCGGTTACAGTAACAGGTGGAAATACTGCAACTTTAACCCAGCCAACAGGAAGTGGCTCAACCGTTCTCGGTATCGCTTCTGATATCGACATCATGCACTACCATATCTCTGAGTTCTTCCGGATTCAGCCTAAAGGTAAATTGTATGTGTCTATTCAAGCTACTGCTGACGTTGGGACGTTTGCAAAGGTTACTGAGATTCAGAACGCTGCGCAGGGTGAGATTAAGCAAATGGGGGTGTATTACAAATCCACTTCATTCGCAACTTCAGCTTGTAACGCACTTCAGAGTGTATGTACTGCCTTATCCGGAAATAGCAAGCCAATCAGCTCTGTTATCTTAGCCGGTGAGATTAGCGGTACCGCTGATGTAACAACTCTATCATCTAACCTTCACGCTTTATCTTGCCCGAATGTGTCAGTCACAATCGCACAGGACGGGGCTAATGTAGGTTATAAGCTATTTAAAGCTACCGGTAAATCAATCACTAACGTAGGTGAGATGCTTGGTGCAGTTGCCTTATCTAAGGTATCTGAATCAATCGCATGGTTTGGAAAATTCCAGGTAGCGAGTTCAGAGTTAGATACTCTCGCATTTGCAAATGGTCAGACTTACCTTTCCTTATCAGATGCAGCAATCACGAATCTCGATTCTTATGGTTACTGCTTCCTACGCAAGGTAATTGATCTTAACGGTTCATTCCACAATCGTCCTTACACTAGCGTATCACTTACAAACGATTACGCTTTCATCTATTCAAACAGAACGATTGACAAGGCTATCAAGAACCTTCGTCAAACAATCCTCCCAAGCGTTGCAAGCCCTATTAAGGTAAACGCAGACGGAACTTTGAGTGTAGATGTAATTAACTTCTTTAAATCACTCGGTCAACAGGCACTAGATACCATGCTGCGTAATGCGGAGTTAAGTAACTACCAGATTTTAATAGACCCTTCACAGGACGTATTATCAAGCGGTACACTTGAATTAACTGCAGAGCTTCAGCCATTAGGTGTTGCTGACTTCATCACAATCAACGTAGGTTTCACATTAGCATTATCTAACTAACAATGGCACAATCACTCCCGGCACTTATTAACGGAAAGTCCTATGAATGGGCTGATATCTTAATCAACATTCTAGGTTCAACCTTCGCAGGTGTAACCGCCATTGAATACGAAGATTCTCAGGAAATGGAGAACGTAATGGGGGCGGGTAACAGACCAGTTTCACGGGTTTACAAAAACTTCGTGCCGACTGCTAAGGTTACTCTCCTTATGGAAGAACTTGAAGCTATCCAAGCGGTTGCACCGAATGGAGTTATTCAACAAATTCCAGAGTTCGACATCACCGTTGCTTATGTTGATGCTGCGTTAATTACACGCATTCACACTATCAAAAATTGTCGATTCATGAAGAACCTCAGAAAAATTGCACAGGGCGATGGAGCCATTGCTTGTGAACTTGATCTGATTATCTCTCATGTGAATTTCATCTAACTTTTAATCCCCACATAAATGGAAAATGAACAATTAATCGCTGATTTAAAGGCGAAGTTTGGAAAAGTAAAAACAATTATCATCCCAACGGATGAGGATGAGGACTGCGAAAAGTTAGTCTTTCATCTGAAGTCACCGGACAAGCAAACACGGAAAATGATTTCCGGATTAGCTGAGAAATCATCTGAGAAGGCTGTTATGGCTGGTTACAGAGCGTTATGGGTTGGTGGTGATGATGTTTCCGAACTAGAGAGAAATGATTACGCATTAATCTCAGCCGAAGATGCCCTTATCGAAATTCTGAAGGTTCAGAAAGCGACTATAAAAAAAAATTAGAAAAGTATAGGGCTTTATTATTGGCGGATGAGATTGCGAAGAATAACGCTCTCATCCGCTTTTATTTTAAAGTCGACCCC